TTTTTTAACTTATTTACTATTCGTCCTATCATTATCAAAATAGAAACGAAAAGTATTCCAAATGCCCACCCGCCCAATTCCATTTTGATAGATTGCCATCGGTTTAACTTCTTTTCGACCGGATAAGGCACACGAATAGAATCGTTTTTAAGAATAGTATCGGTGCGATTCGTTGTTAAGTAGCGATACAGATACTTATATCTATACTGATAGACTGTATCACCCTTTACGAGCGTATAAATACTATCACGCTGATAGATACTATCAATCCGGATGCTATCGCGCGTTTTGTATTCAGTGCGAACGGATTCAACCGGGATATATTGAGTCCGGCATGACACGAAACATATTGCTAACATCAGCAATATGATAATATAAACTAGCCGCCTCATGGTCGAACTACTGTATTACGCAAGAAATTAGGGAACTCGGAGCGTACATCAAAACAGGGGCACGCCTTTATATATTCTTTCGGCTCTACCTCTCCGCTTCCGTCCAGATCGGGCGAAGTATCACGATGTCCGAGAACCTCGATTATCTCATATTCTTTGCAGAGTTTAGCAACCAACTCGCGCAAAGCCGCTCTTTGGGCGATCGTTCTTGTGTCTGCAGACTTTCCGTTTGCATCCAAACCACCTATGTAGCAAATACCAACACTATGTTTATTATACGAAGATTCGCTAAAACCCTTCGTATTACAATGCGCTCCGTCAACCGCTAAAGATCTCCCTTTTTCTACCGTCCCATCAATCCGGATAACATAGTTATATCCGATCTGGTTAAATCCGCGCGCCCGGTGCATACGATCAATATCTTTTGCGGTTAAATCCTGCCCGGCGCGCGTAGCCGAACAATGGATGATAAGCGAATCTATTTTATTCATTGCTTTCTTCTTTATTTTGATTATTAATTGTAATTGGTCTACGCGGCGGAGTTCTCCGGCTGCACTCGCTGTCTGGTCTATCACATCGGTTGTGTTCCGCATCCTTAAAAGCTAATTCAAGCTCGTAGTATTTACGCATCCAATTTTGCGCCTCTGCCTGTGCGGTTCTCCATTCTCGATAAATCGTATCTACTTTCTCATCACGTTGTTTTAATCGTTCGTCGTACCGCTCGATCTGCTTGTTTAGATTGTCAATGATAGAAAGTAAATTTTGAAGTTCCATAGAATCCGCCGTAGCCTTTTCTTTTCTAGCGTTCGTTTTACGATTTGCAAGAAAAGTAACAATAAAGCGAATCGCTTCTAATCCTCCTAATGCCCCTATTATTTTTAACCATTCATCCATGTTTTTATTTTATGTTTTTTTATATCGCTTTAGGTAGCTCATATAATTACCCAAACAAACAATACCATTTTACTAAGTACTCTCGGAACCAATTTTGCCAAATCTGACTTCTCAAATGTCATTACAAAAAGCCTTTCTCAGAACGGATATTATAAATTTCCAGACGGGTTCTTAATACAGTGGGGGTATTTTAGCGGAGGTACTGCAAATAATCAGTCTATAAATTTCCCATTATCTTTTAAATCTTGTTTTTCCCTTGCTTTTTCTAGTACGACGGATAACACTAATAATTCTATATGGTCTGTGAATTATGCCGCTATATATGCTTCATATTTTACGGTTTATAGAAGATATGCAGATGCGGGAACTATTGCTAACTCTTCACAGTCATTTAGATGGATAGCGATAGGGACTTGGAAATAGTATAATATCACAACATTATTTACATCATGAAATATTTTAGTAGAAAATTGGTAGCAATTTTAGTACTCATAATTTGGCTAAGTACTCTCGGAACTACGTATGCTAAAGCCGATTTGTCAAATGCTATGACGGTAAATTTAGGTAGGAATGGCTATGCTAAATTTAATAATGGGCTTCTTATACAGTGGGGATTCAAAGAAAACTCAATAATAGGAGGTACAATAGTATATTTTCCCATGTCTTTTTATGATAGCAATTATGCACTTACACCTTTTCCTTATGGAAGTTCCGGTGATACGAATATATTAGCAGCGTTTATTTATAACGCTAATACTTCTTATTGCTATATCGGGCGTAGAAATATATCCAATGGTAATCCTGTCAATTCAATGTTTTCTGTTGGATGGATTGCAGTAGGTCGTTGGAAATAATAAATAGAGAATTATGGAAGAAAAAATGTATTGGAAAAATGGTTTCTACGACACACCGGTAGACGGTGCGGTAGAAATCACCATAGAGAATTACAGGGAACTTCTGGAAGGGCAGTCATCTGGAAAGCTCATTGTTACCAATGATGAAGGGTATCCTGTATTGGTAGAAAACGAGTACTCCCTTGAAGATATGCAAAAAATAAAAGTATCTGAAATTCAATCGTTTGACAAATCTAAAGAGGTTAATTCTTTTGAATTACGGGCTAAAAGTATGTGGTTGGATAAGTCTACACGTGTTGGATTATTTAACTCAATCAATATCGAAAAAGAGGCTGGCAAAACGGAGACTGTGCTTTGGTATGATGCAGTAAAATATATCATTCCGATATCAGACGCTTTGGCTATGTTAAATGCTCTGGAAATGTATGCGCTTGAGTGCTACAATGTAACACAATCGCACATTGCAGCAGTCAAGGCATTGGATACAATCGAAGAGATTGAAAGCTACGATTATACCGTTGGTTATCCAAAGAAGCTTAGCTTTCCGGGATAGTCGGTTTTAAAGTTGTAGGCTTCGATTTCATCTTTCGTTTCCAGTTGATTAATGGCTTTGATATGCCCTTGTGTTGTATTGTAGCACGCAAGGGCGTATAACTCTATCTGTTGTAGCATATCAATGGCTTTCTCGATTGATAAGACCAACTTTGCATCATTTAGCCAGATAGTTGTCTCGGATCGTCCGGATTCCCTTTCAATACTAATTGAATTCATGAGACCTACACGGGTACTCTTATTAAGCCAGCCGGATACATTACCAATACTAAAGCTATTCACCGATTCGGATGCGTCATACGCCTGTAATTCCGCTATTTTTCGGGCTTTCAACTCTAATAAGGTCGGTTCATATTCCTTCAATATGGGATATCCTTTCTCGTTCTCTACGATTATGAGTCCGGCAGATTGACCGCCTAATAATTCTTGCCAATACTTTTCCGTAACCTCTATTGCACCTTCTTGGTAGGTGTCATAGAATCCTTGTTTCCAATATTTCATAACAATTTGTTTTAGTTTCATTTCCAACGTCCTATAGCCATCCAATAAAAAGGATCAGTTGATGTTCTTAACCCTTCATCAAAATTTGTACCTATATATCTAGATCTACACGTAAAACTTGATTTTGTTATGCTATCGTCACGGCTTTTTCATTTAAGAAATATTGTTCATCGCTTGTTATTGCAGTAAAATTCCTTATATTCGTGCGCAGCGATGCGGAAGCACCGCCTTAGGTGTTTCTTCTTATCGTTCATTTTTATTTTTTTTTTAGGCGGAATTCAATAAGATATGGTGTTAATATTGTCTTCCGCCTTTGTTTTTGCGATAGCAAAAATACGATTTATTTTATTGATATACAAGTTTTTACGTACAATACTACTAAAGAAAAAACACCTTGACTGTCTTCGTGGCAGCATCATGACTCATTTGAGAAAATTTGTATCCTCAGTCCCTGAATACCGCAGAACAAGCAGGGGAAACTTCAAACACAAACTTGAAGACATACTCATGCTTGTCATATTGGGGAGGCTCAGCAAGTGTATTACCAGAGCTGAAATACTTCAATTTGGCAAACGCCACTTGAAACGCCTGCAGGCGAAAGGGCTATTTCCATATGGTTTGCCGTCAGAAGCTACGCTTTGCCGTGTGTTTCAAAGCATAGACGATGAAAAGATGGCTGACCGAATGTCTGCTTTTGCAGACGTTTTCCGCAAGGAAATATCCTCTTCGGCAACTGATATCATTTGTATTGATGGCAAGGCCATGCGAGGTACCTTGTACGAGAACGGACGTAACCCTGATATCGTATCTGCATACTCACTTGGTTCGGGCTTTACTCTGGCTACTGATGTTTGCAAGGAGAAAAGTAATGAAATCAAATCCGTGCCCCGGTTATTGGACAAACTAGACGTGTCAGGATGTGTAGTCACAGCAGATGCCATGTCATTCCAAAAGGTAATAATAGACAAGATTAGAGATAAGGGAGCAGACTTCGTGATCGAACTCAAGGCGAATCAAAGATCTTTGCGTTATGGCCTTGAAGACTCTATAAAGACCGCCACCCCCACTGATGTCTACAAGGAAGGTCCATACTTGGAACACGGCAGGATTGAGTCAAGGATATGCCGTATATACCGTGGGGAAGAACTTATTGTCGACAAGGAAAAATGGAATGGCAATTTGACTGTTATAGAAATACTCACATCTACCGAGAAAAAGTCTGATGGCAAGACTACATCTGAACAGCGACTCTACATTTCAAGCCTGGATAGCAGTGCAGAGCGGCTTAGTCAGATAACCAAACAGCATTGGGCTATTGAAAGCATGCACTGGGATCTTGACCGAAACCTCCGGCAGGATAGTATAAAGCGTAAGGCTGAACGGGCGGCTAGAAACCTCGACACAATTCAAAGGATGGTCTTGGCACTGATTGCTGTTTGGAAGAACAGAAGGAAAAAAATATCAGATAAGCGAAAAGGTACAGCTGAGATAACAAGGGAATTATCGGTAAGCTTCACTAAGGTGTTACATTTTCTGGCTCAAAAATGAGAAAAATTTAGATTTGATATATTTGTAAATTATTGATTATCAACAACTGGATTAGCTCCCATGCCGCACTGGCATGGGTAGGGAGATTATATCCCTAAATCAAAGCTTAAATGAAAAAGCCGTGTGCTATCGTGGATAATCATAGTCGAAGAAAGAGCATCACTTGGTACATCTGTTGTAGTTTGCACGCAATAATTAGTATCAATAAATGATGTATTCAAATAAACAGCCTTATTATATGAACCGCTAGAAGCATAACCCCATTGAATTAACAGACCATCTGGAAACTTGTAATACCCATTTTGAGAAAGAACTTTTGTAATAACATTTGAAAAGTCTGCTTTGGCGTACTTAGTTCCGAGAGTACTTAGTATATTTCTTTCCTCCGCAGTCATGACTTTTTTATCTGTTGTTTCCTGAATATCAGACGCTTGATGCTCATGAACCGAAGCGGCATAGTTTCCTGCCGGTTGATAATCTCCCAAAGGCTGGTACACTTCGCTTAGTCCTTCTATCCTCTCCGCCAGCTCTTTTCCCTGTCTTGCGGACAGTGCTTTTGATTCATTATCCGTTACAAGATTATCCACTACCAGCCCGTCAATTATGGCTTTCAATATTTTCCCTTGTTTGGCGGACAAAGGTTTCAGTTCACTCTCGTCCGTCAGTGCGTTAACCACATCCGACTGTGTCAGTATGAACCCTCCTCCCTGCGGCCTGTCGTTGTTTATCCAGTCCAGTACGTTGGTGTATATTCCGTTCACTTCATTTGCCATCTGTACAAGAAGCGTGCCCACCCTTTTGGCTGAATTCGCCCCCACGCGTACCTCGTCTCGTATGGCTTCCGATTCCGTAATCAGTTGTTTGCTCATTTTTCTTTTATTTTCCGGTTAATGTAATAGGACATACGCCTGTATTGAGTTCCCTTATATTCGATATATCCACTGTAATTCCGGTCTCTATGCCTTCAATATACCGTTTAAAGGCCGACATCCTTGTATTGTAGTCAGACAGTGACATCATGGTCAGTTCCTTGGCAGTGACCGCCATATAGTTTCCAAAGGTGTCCAGCACACTGTACGTTTTTGGATATCCGCTTATACTGGTTCCTCCTATTTTTTTGTCCACAACCAGCGTCGTTGCCCGCCGGTATCCGCTGTTTCCCCATCCGTTTGCCATAATTCTAATTTGCTTTAAGTTGGTATATGTAATTTATATCTTCCCGGGGCGATATACCCAGACGTGCAAGGTCGAAATCGTTGTGGCGGAAAGTCCGCGGCCCGGTGTATCCCGCCGGTAGTTCGATGACCCATTCCCCTCCGCCATAGCCTGTCGCGTAAACGAATATTGCCCTTGGCAGTCCCGATGATGTTATACTCAGCGCCATCCCTTTGTCGCCCCAATAATAAGTATCCACCTCGATGGTGATGATTTCCTTTTGCCTGAGCTCGCACACCCAGCCATCGGAAGTCCACTCTGCCGAATACTCGCATATCTCGCATACATGTTCTCCCCATAAGCCCTCATAAGAGACCAGCTCATTTACGTACATATATGATTTTCCTGCGGCCTTGTAGCGGTCAAGGAGCGCGATCATACGCCTTTCTCCGTCCAGATTATCCAACGAAGTCCTCACGATAAAATCGTATGGCTTTCCGTCTCCCTCATCTATCTCAATATTGGAGCCTATCTCATCGTAGATAATCTTTTTCAACATACAGACCTGTACACTTGCCCCGGCCTTACCTTTCAGCTTCTTACTCCACCTCGCAAATGAGGAATGGAGCTGCCTGACCGGTAATGTCAACAGAAGGCAGAATACATATATCCTGTTGACACGCAGCGAGAACGGCAGGCGTTCCAAAATCCATTTTTTCCAGTTGATATTCATGGTCAGTCAATCGCATAAGTTATATCACTTTCATTTCTGACATAGACGAACGCCCCCGATTTCGCGTCTATTTTTCTCCGGTTCTCCTTGCTTCCATCCCATGTGGTAGCGTCCAGCGTAACATCTTTCACGCCTTCCGTAGCTTGCAGCATATCAACCAGCCCGGAGGCGTAAAACACCCCTCCATATTCCAGTGAATCCAGATAATTCTCAATGGTCTCCTCCACGGGCTTCCCTCCTGAAGCCAGACGTTCGCCCGTCGAATCGAGAACAAGCGGATCGTAATAAATATGCAGGTGGACACGCAACTCATCGGGGACCTGGCTGACAAACAGGTAGTGCGTACCGGCCGCTCCGATCTGCCGCATATAATCTTCAAACGCCGTACGTACGTCACCGGTCAGCGGCTGTTTCCGTTCGTCACTGAAATAGATCTTCAATTTCGTCACATTGTTATCAGTGACCTCGCGTATAGCGACATTTTTCACAATCCGTTTACTTTCATCTACGGTAGGATAGCGGAAGGAATATGTACTTTCATCGAATGAGAGGGCATCACCGTTTTGAAACTCCAGCGCTCTTTGATAATACCATGGCCGGGATGTTACATAGCTGTTGTCTATCAATGTTTCCATCTCTTTTCGGAACAGTTCCCATAGAGATTCATGCAGCCATATCACCGATGCGACTATATTGATAAGAACCGCCTCAATACTGGAGGTGGCGAACTGGTCATCAAAAGATTTGTCCGGTAACAGGCCGTAGGCCTCCTGCAAGGTTATATTGGCAATGAACGCCTCCTTTATTTCCTGACTGATATCCTTAACTGTTCTACTCATTTCTATCAAAGCTTCTAAATGTATTGTCAAAAGTTTCATCAAACACTAATTCCGGGTTCACGAAGGCGGTAACGGGACGGACGCCATTGGTGTCATAATAGTCGGATACTGACTTTTCCACTACATTCCCCGGATCATACGTCAGCACCTGTCCGGGAGAGACCTCATCCGTTACCGAAAGCCCGTTTTCTTTTGCCAGTATGAACACCCCCTCCGCACTGCCGTACACCTGCATGGCAATATCCACCAGCGACTGTCCCTGCATTACTGTCACCTTCATGGCCTTTTCATTTTTATATAAAGCGTTACGATAATATATACCAGAAATAACCCTCCGAGAAAGATGAGCGCAGACTGGTACCAAGTAGGTTTCTCCTTATGTTGCGTTACCACTTTTGTAACCCTGTCCTCAATCGAATCCACAAGTAGTGAGAACTGTTCCACCTCTGAAGTAAGGGCCTCGTATAGCTCATCCTTTTGTCTGAGTCTCTGCGAATCCTCTTCCGTCTTTCTGCTCAGTTTTCCGGTTTCCACCTGTGTGGGATATTGTTTCCCCATACTATCCGGCATCGAATAACTTGTACGGTTGTATTCCACGTCCAGTTCCGAAAGATTTTTCCGTAGTTCATTCACTCTTTCCCTTACCACACGATCCACGTTTTCTTGAAAATCTTTCCCGTAATCCGCCCGTTCAGTCCCCTGTCGCCAGACAGTCCCATCGGCACGTTCCGTCATATTTACCGGGGTCCGGCAGGCCAGCAACAACAATATGCCCGATACATACAGCAGGATTTTCATAACCCTTCCTCCCATACCACTTTCTCAACCATCAGGAACAGTTTGTCCATTGTAGCCACATAGTCCGGTGACGTGGCATATTTCGGACCTGCATTGTCCACAATCCTGCGTACATATTCTTTCGCGTCATTACGGTATGGCCACGCATCCGCAAAGCCGGGTTTCTTCAGTATGGCAAGGTGATCCGCCAGGCAGTCCGCCACGCTGTCGTAGTCGCGGAACAATCTTTTGACAGTATATCTGTAGCGTTTTTCCGAAAGCCTGACCACTTGCAGCACTTTTTCCGGAGCCTTGAAACCGACGTCCGGCCGGCTGAAATATTCCGTAGTCGTAACCAGCCGTACCGCACCCTTCCAGGACGATCCTTTCGTAATGCCGAACAGGTTGTTTCCGATGGCGGACTTTCCCCATCCGCTTTCAAGCGCCGCCTGCGCGGTGACGAATACCGGATTGATTTCCCCCATCTTCCTAGCCTGTGGATAAATCCACTTCACAAAGTCTTTTACTGTCATTTTCCGCCCTCCTTTTCTTTATTTATAAACTGTTGCATATAAGGTATCTTCTTCACCACCTCGAAAGAGAGCACATAAAACAGGAAGCGTATCACTTTCGATTCGGGAAACAATATATTGAGGTTACGCAGCGTGTTCACCCCGTAGAAATAGAGGATGGCGTAGACAACTCCGGTGATACACTGTATCGCCCCGTCCAGATTCCGCATTTTCTCTCCTATGGTAAACACGCTGAGCACTATGATATAAAAGACGAAAGTCTCCAGCATACAGTGGAAGAACTTTTTAAGGTTGAACCTCTCGTGTTTCGCCACTATTCCCGCTATCATGCCCGCCATACAGTTGATGGCGAATACGAAGAGTATGACGAATACCATGTTCTGGATCGGCGCGAAATAGGCGAACATCACTGAAAAGACGCT